TCATAGTGAAATAGGTATGTATTTAGAGTTGCTGTTGTTGCTGATGTGGTGAATTGACCCCAGGCAAACCACCAACCATCTCCTAGAGATGTTCTATTACTGGTGCCATGTACTCCAGCTTCTCCAACATACGAACCACCACTTGTATATTCATACCGATACATATAGTTTGGATGACTATATCCTGTGGTAGTTTTATAAATTATTGAGTATGTGTATGTTGTATTTGGAGAAACTGATAATCCAGTACCATAAGAATATAAATTTGGACAACAAACTACAGAACCATCATTATAAAAATCAACATATTTAGAAGTTACAACTCCAAGTGAGGGTATATAGACAGATTCTTCACCATTGGTTACTCTATATGTAGCAGAACTTTGATTGCTTTGTTGATACGCTATAGAGTTTAAAATATTAGTTGCATTAACTCCTTTAAAACTCTTGAGATTTGCTGCATCTAGGCATAAAATTAATCCATTAGTTACGATGGAAGGAGAGTGGGAAAGTGCCATAATTAATTATATCCAAAAAGTAGATTATGCCTATGCATATATTTAGACTAAAAATTGTCTAGTATATCATATAGTTATTATAACTAGAGTTAATCTCTGGAACGTTTAAAAATCCTTGTAGTATCATATTGATGTTTTAAATGTATTGATTGGGAAATTAAGTCCAGATTCACTAATATTTGCTGTAGTTTGAGTTGCATTTAATAGTGTTACGGCAAAATCAGAGATGGTTGTATTAGATGTAAAATCACCATTAGTCCCCCAAGAAAATGTGTTATATTGAACAATATAACTTGTTAACATTCCACCAAAACTAGCATTACTTAGTTTTGTCATATATGCACCAGTTTTTGATCCATCTACTGGTAATTTACATAGCAATCCACATGTTTCTTCGGGTTGAAATGGAACAATATTCCCAAGTATTCCAGCAAATATTAATGAATTAGAATCAGCTATTATCTTATATGCTGGTGTATTACCATTAAATCCTGTACTGAAATCATCCAAATCTCCACCAAATGATCGTCCAAAAAGAAGATTTCCGTTTGATGGATCAAATTTTCCTAAAAAGACATCAGAACCTCCAGCTGTATTAACATTAGTTTGACCTAAAATGTATACATTATTAGAGGTATCTGTTGTTACTCTCGCACCAGCGATAATTTCAGAAGAATTAAAAGTTGGTGATTGTATTATTCTTTGCCACACAAGTGAAGCACTAGAATTTATCTTTGTTAATGATAGTCCATAATTACTTGTTGCTATTCTTCCAGAAAATCCAGTTAGATATATGTTATCGTTGGAATCAATATGTAATGGGCTAGTATACGGAACATAATCAGTAATTTGAATTTGCTTACACCAAATTAAGCTACCATTTGTTTTATTGTGTTTTCCTATAAGTGGAATGGTTTGACCATCAGTAGATCCAGACCAATATATATTCTCGCTTGAATCTAGATGAATTCCATTTACAAATTGATTGGATGCACCAGCAGATGCAGTAATTATTTTAGACCAAGCTACATTCAAAGTATTAGAACTTATAGAACATTTGGTTAAAATTACATCTGTAAATGTACCGTTGTCACCAAAATGGTTATATGCTACGTAAATATTACCAGAAGAATCTACTACAGATAAGACATTATCTTCTTGCTCATCGAGTGATCCATCGGTTAAATACATCCTGTATACTTCAAGTGGAATAGTGCTACCATATTGTCCAGGTGGAGAAATATTTGAGGTGGTTATTTTTACAACAAGAACATCACTAGCAGTTCCAAAAGCTGCAGAGTAAGTTGTTCCTATTACATAAACTGTAGATCCATCTGGTGTGACATGTAAATTAGTTCCCCAATGTATTATTGATGATGCATTGTTGGGAATTCTAGCGGTCCATTGCGGATCTCCAGATTCATTAAATTTGACTACAACACAATAACTACTTGAAGACCAATCATATGATGAATTTCCAAGAACATAAATATTGCCACTACTATCTTTGGCAATATCTTGTGTATAATATGCGTCACTTTGTGAGGAACTAAAATTTAAATTTATACTTTGCAGCCAGTATGGTATACTTCCTGAAGATTTTCCTATACCAAATGCTCTGCTGCTTCCTAAACCAAATGCTATTGGACTCATTTTACACCTTAAGTAAAGAGATTTGTATTGCCTGAACCAAATACGATGATAGTTCCAGCACTATCTCTTACAATGGTAAATGTAATTATATCAAAATGAACTGTTGGTGTTGGGGCATCTCCACCAACCCACTTAACTCCACCAGTAATAGCAGAACCATTTACACTACAAGCTTCACCATAAGTATGTGCTGTATCTCCATCAATAATTAGAGTTATTGTTGTTGCTCTACTGTTTGCTGTTGGGACATTAGTGAATGCCCAAGTAATTACAGGAGCATTGAGATCTCCAAGAATTACAGTTCCCAGTGATATATCAACTGTGAGCGTACCAGAAGAAGGAGCAAGAGTAGTAGTAAAAGTATTTGCTACTGTTTCGGTAACTTGTTTTAGGACTACCGTGCCACCATATGGGGCTAATTTTATAGTACCATCAGCATCTACATCAATAGAAGGTAGTCCAGAGACATCATTAACGCTGAAAATACTTCCAGAGGTGAGATTGTTAGTGATGGAGAAGAGTTGACCAGCTGATCCTTCCCAACTCAAGGTGCCATTGTTGATAGTGTATGGGACTTGGGTGATGTGGGTTGATGTAGTAGCATCTGCAGCGAGAAGGAATTTGCCACGTACATCAAATTTTTGGAGGGGGGTTGTGGTTCCTATGCCGACATTTCCAGAGTTTGCAATAAATAAATATTCTGGACTCGTATCTCTGGAGGATAGAGATAACCCCATACTATCAGAAGCTACTGGTGCAATTTGCGCCCAAGCGTTATTATCTGACCAGTTTGCATTAACAATTAATGACTTTGCACCTCTTTGGAAAAGAGCATATTGATTTGCTCCTCCCTTAACATGTAAAATTGTTGTTGGATTTGTTGTACCTATGCCGACATTTCCAGTTACACCAAAATTTCCATTAACAACTGCACCGTGCCCATTATTTAATTGTAGAAGAGAGGCAGCAGCAGTAGCTGTTCCAAAATGGAAACCAATAGTATCTCCACCGCCTGCTGGACTTACTCCTGCACCACCTTGGAAATAACTAAGTCCATAACCATCAGCATTTGCAAATCTCCAGATCGGATTTCTTGCATTACCTGCATAATAACTACTATAAAATCCAACTTCCCCAGGAGAATAAAATCCTCCAGAAGCAGTGACGCTAGATGAGAACGTAGCTGCTGCGGTACTTGCTAATGTTAATGCAAGTGTTCCACCTGGGGTTGCGTTACTACTAATATCAATTGTATTATTGACATAAAACTTAAGTGAACCACCTACAGCTGTTCTGCCAGCAACAATAAAGTTATCTCCATTATTTCCAAGAGCAAGACCATTCCACCATAAAGTTGATGAATAGTTATTGCTTCCTGAAGAATACGCAATTCTATGGAAAGATCCACCAACTGGTTGACTTAAATTGCCTGAATTGTCAATTCGTGCCAAACTACTATATGATAAAGTTCTTCCAGCAGCTCCACCAGTTTCACCAAAAAATGTAAATCCTTGATTGAATAGCAGATAATTTGAAGTGTCACTAGTAGGAGCAATATAAGTTCCCCCAGTTGTAGTATGCCTTACATTATATCCAATACCACCATATGAACCTCCAGAGTATCCGGCAACTAATCCACGACCTTCTGTTGTGCCATTACCCAGATTAACGTTATACCCTCCGGTTGCGTCTCCAAAGTTGGTGGCAGTGACAGTTCCCACCACATCTAACTTGCTTGTTGGGCTTGCGGATCCAATGCCAACATTCCCACTACTTCCTACCACCTTTAGGATTAATCCCGCCTTACCATTATAAAGATGAAAATCACGGAATCTGGTATATCCGCTAGCATATCCCGCATAACTTACAACAACAGCAGCGCCATCGCTGTCTGTAGCGTGATTTTCAACACTATCATCTCTTAGGACCAATCTGCCACCGCCACTTTGAACAATTCCCGTGGTGGAGATGTTTCCTGTTACGTTAATTGTATAGCCCGACGAAGGTAGTTCAATCATCGTATCACCACCTTGGATTCTTAAGGTGCCGTAACTTGAGTTGTCTCTATTGTAACAAAGAATATATCCAATCCCACCGGACATTCCCATCTCAACACCAAGTCCAGAATACGAACTTCCAGTCGGAGTATTCCACCATCCAGTTGCACGAACCTGCTCCAAGGTGCGTAATCCAGAGGATGCGGATGCAATACCTACCACCTCTAACTTGCTTGCTGGATTTGTGGTTCCGATACCAACATTACCAGATGAATTAATATAAATTCTAGAACTTCCATTATTTCTAATATCAACTGCAAATGCACCCAAATTTTCTAAAGTGGTAGTTCCAGTAGCTGGATTATATAATTGCAATCTTGCGTATGATGATCCTCCTTCAATTCCTGAACCTTGGCGAATGTCAGCGTCTGCACCAAGTCCAATACCAGAACCAGTAACATGAAGAGGTCTTTGTGGATTTGTGGTTCCGATTCCAACATTACCATTAGCTGCAATTCTTAGTTTCTCACTACCATAATCAGTATCAGATGCCCCAACACCAAGTCTCGTGTAAAATGCGATATTACCACCCGTATCACTTGAGGTGCTGAATATTTTAAGAGTACGAGTTGAAGTACTATACGTTAACCCCTGACGAAAATCATTATCATAGAAAATTCCTATTCTACCATCGTGCCAAGTTTGATGGATGGAACCATCAACATGAAGTTTAGCTACAGGATTAGCAACTCCGATTCCAACATTTCCAGAAGAATCAATGGCAAATCTAGTGGCCGCTGCATTAACATCCCAAATGCTAAATCCTGCATTAGAAACACCGACTATACCCTGTCGGATATTATATGGGGTTTGTAGGTTTGCAGTTCCAGATATCCTAATTGCAGATAATCCATCATTTGCAGTGTGTATATGTAATTTTTCAGCAATGCTGTCTGTTCCAATTCCAACATTTCCATTCGTTAACCACCAAGGACCACCAGTGGATAACTTAATAGGAGTTACTGAACCATCTACAAGTTTTTCGGTGGTTACTGTATTATTTGCAGGTGATCCAATATCTAATAAATTACCATAGCAAACAATAAAACAACTAACTCCTGCTGCAGGAGCAATTGCAAATATAATTTGATTGAAACTGATTCTAAATCCTGTATCTCCTGTTGGATCTGGCTCCTGAATTACACCGCCAAGAGATACTAAAAGTTGCTCAGAACTTATAGGATAAAACGCAGAAGTTACCCCATTCACAGTGCGAGTGAGGTTAAAAGTGGTCAAAACTCCATTGAACTGAGATTCAATGGAGTTTATTAGAACTACTTCACCACTTAAAGGTTCTCTTCCGATATAAGCCATGTGTTTTTCTAACTATTTAGTGCTTGGCTGTAGGTGGTCATTACCTCTTCTGGAGTATTATCAATAACTTCTAGATAATGTTGATACTTTTCATACTCTTCAGTGTCTACTTCAGGTCTTTCATTCTCTAGAATATACTCTGGTAGATTTTCAATAGCATTTGCATATTCTCTGAGTTGCTTGTTAAATATCCAATTGTCTGCTGCTTCTTGTACCCATTCTGGTACTGGTCCGATGGTTGTGTCACCTGTAATAGTCTTTGGATACTGTTCTTTGATTGCAGTGATTGTGTCTTGCCAGATTGTGGTTCCATTGATTTGGTCCCAGTACTGCATATCCTGTTGTTCTTGTAGAGAAGGATACTCTTGTTGACGAAGAGTTTTGTAGTCAGGTTTGATTACATCTAGACCTTCTACAATTTCTATTCCTTGTTCAGCAACGTCTTGAAGAAACCGTTGATATTCAGGATTTATTGAATCTATTGCAATATAAACATTATCAGAGTAACGTTTTATTGTATTTCCTAGGGTAATTTTATACATCATAGTTCTGCAGAGGCAAATATTGTTGCGCCAATATGGATCCAAGTATAAAAAGAACTATTATTTGTAGTTGTGCTTGTAAGAAAAAATCCATCTGGATGCGTATTATATGAAAGTCCGGTGTGGGCGATATTGGATGTAGATTGAAATCCTACAAGAGCCCAATCTCCATTATCAGTTATATTTGGAGTAGCTCTCATTGTAACTGGGAAGTAATATAGTTGAGATTCAAAATATCCATTTTTATGTAAAAAATGATAATGAGTAGGCAAAACATAAAAATACCTCTGACACAACGCTAATTCCTCACCATAACTGCGGTGCTCAAACGGAGTGGCAGTTTTTCCAATCTCCACCTGATAGTTTGTAACTTCTACATAATCACCAGATGAAATAGACATGAATGAGTATGTAATTGGGTCAATCAAAAAAATGTCAAAATAATTATAAGTTGTGCTGGTGATAAAAGTTGTATATGATAGATACTCCCATTGACCACTTCCACTGTGTTGTGCATAATCATACGGGCCGCCACTTCCATCATAATTTATAAGTACTACTTTTGCGTTACTTTTAACCCACGCTGAAACAGTAACAAATTTTCCATCTAAATGAGACATAAATTCATATCTCTGCCTAAATCCTATATATGCACTTGATTGTGAAGAAGTTGCTTCAAATCTGAGTCCAGTATTATTTTCATTTCTGTATTGTTTAGGTAAATCTGTAGTTATTTGTCTAAAAGTTGCTGTTATTCCATCACTTTTATCGGTCACCCACCTATCCAAATAATATGTGTTATGAACAATATTGGTAGAGGATGTATAATTCCCTCTTTGAGAGATTTTAAAATCTCCATTGATCATTAAATTTTTCCTGCCAGCACCAATCAAACTAAATGCATCTTGAGGAGTATTGGTTGCCATCAAAGCGGCCCCATTTACACCAATAGGTCTCTCAAGTTCTGCAAGTTTTTCTCTGATGTTAACTGCTGGTTTTTGTATGCGTACTGCCATATTATTGCTCCGCTATTAAACCATTGCTTGCACTTATAGCAGTCGTAACCGCTGTCGTAGTATTATTTATTCTCTCTAGTCCTCTGAAGTCAGAACGTCCAGAACTGGTGCCTACTGAGAGTATCTGGTATGTATCGTCATATGCAAGTGCAGTTACTGCATCTGATGAACCATAGAGAGTACACTGTGAGTTTGGTTGGAAGAGTGCTTTTTCGTCTTCGTAGATTTTTCTGATTTGTTCTGGAGATGGTGCGGATGCTGAAATACGGAATAATGATATTTGTCCACTATAAGCAAGACTAACTGAACCACTATGAGAACCAGCACCTATAACTAAATTTTTATAAGTTGCACTAGAAAAATTTATATTATTTGGACTTGTATTTGAAGAAATGCTTTGAAGAATGCCATTTCTATATGCAAATACAGTTGTCCCATTTCTAACTATTGCAATTTGTGTCCATCCAGAATTTTCATGAGGACCAATGCTTAAAAGTATAGAAGTTCCTCTTTCGGAATACTGAAGAGTATTTCCATCTCCACCAGAATTTAATACTAGCAATGATAGAGAATTTGATTGATTATAATCTCCTAAAGTAAATATTGATTGATCTGGTAAAATAGTCGGAGAATTAATCCATAATATTATGGAATAATTTCCAGTTCCAAAATCTAATGCAGAATTATAAGGTTGTTGTAGATAATTACTTGTACTAAATCCACTATAAGCAACCAGATTTGAACCAGTTGCAACAGGAGATTTGGTAATGGTTCCGTATACTGCAAGACCATTGTTGTTTACTGAACGGTCTGCTTCTAATAATTCTCTTACAAAAAGATTATCAATAGTAAAGCCATATGATACATCGCCATAACCATAAAATCCTAAAGAGTATCCCGTAGTGCCAGTGTAAGTGATTATAAAAGATTTAAATCCAGTAGAACTTAATGTCAATGGAATATTGCTGGAGTTTGCCTGAGATAATTCTAATCTTCCATTGGTAAAAGCAGTTACATTTACAGTTATAGAATATTTTCTTCCGTTTACTAAAGTTCCTGATGAAGTTCCTAATAATTGATATCCTGCACCAGAAGAAACAGTTGCAACTCCACCTGAAATAGTCCAAGCAGCACTTCTAGATTCCCAACCAGTAGTGCTTGAAAAATCTCCATATTGATTTAATTCAGTTCCAGTCACACTTGCAGTGCTAGTATCACTTAACCAAGCACCTTTGATGTCTCCGTGCATCCATCCTGTGTTATACGAAGTAGTAATAAAATTTGACATTGTGGTTGATGCTTTGAGGGCACCAAATCCAGTAAAATTGCTTAATCCATTCGTTCCTGTAGAGATATTAGAATAACTATACGCAATACCACGATATATCACACCATCCAACATGTCATATGAACCACTCCACCCACTATTATTATGATATATTAATTGAAGAGAAGAAGTTGTTGTAAAATTTGTATAATAATACCATCCAATTGAACTTCCGCCTCCACCAAAGCATACCCATAAACCATTATTTTTATCAAAAGTCACCGTCTGTGTAGCAACAGATGAATAAGTTAAATTTGAAACTGTTCCATCATCTCTAATAACACTCACACCACCATTAGTCGCAGCAGCAATCGTAGGAACAGGTAATCCAGTAGCAGGATCAATAGGTGCATTTGGAAGCACTGTCATTGATACGTCGTTTAAATTATTATTGGATAGCACTGAAAGTGCTGGCAAACTTCCATTATTAGATAAAAATGTATGTAAATTTGTATTTCTTAACGATAATGGTGAAGTATCTAGTCCCCCAAAATTTGTAGCTGTTGTATGAGAATATGCATTATCTGATATAAAATTTATTTTTATAATACCATATGAATTAAGAGTTGTAGTAACACAAATTATGCCGTTTAAAGCGGATGTTGCGGTATATGCATTATTAAAAACTGGCAAAACTCCTTGATTCCAATTAGAAGTTCCAGTTCCAGTAAATTTCATCCACATTGACATATCTGGATCATCACCGTCATAAATTGTAAAAATTCCATTTGATTCTAGCACTAAAATAGCAACCGCAGGAAAATCTCTACGACTTCCACGGGTTGCAGTGTTTAGTGTTTCGTTGTACCAAGAGGTGTGTTGAGTTCTCTTTCTCCACTGACCACCATCAGAGTCTTTTCTTGTGTCATATACAAAAACATCAACAGCATTATCAGCAGTGGTTGCACTTAATGCACCTACATTAACTTCTCCAAGCGAACCGTAAATTGCCATATCTTAGTTTACCTCTTGAAGTACAAATTTATACTTTTTACCATTTCTTCTATTTAGAAGGAACAAGTCATTCTCACCTTCTTGGATAGTATACTGCCCCCAAGTGCCATCAACATCATTCTGAGAACCTTCATTGGATAGTTGAAGGTCAGCAGAGTAGATGTTTGCCCAGCGTTTTGTGGATGAACCTAGATTTTGAGTTGCATCTGCTCCTGGTTCAACATTATTTCCACCTGTAATTACAAGACTTGCATTATTATTTTTTCCAATGTAAAGTCTATCATTTGGATTGTCATGTATTATTCTAAAATAATTTGAAGTAGTGATACCAATATCAATATATGGATATCCTCCATCAAAAATTCTAACTTTTCCAGTTACTTCAAGTTTTTCAGATGGATTTGTGGTGCCTATTCCAACATTACCAGATGAAGATACTCTTAGGCCAAGTGTCGTATTATTAACTACAAGATTTATACTATCCAATGGATCTACTGATCTAACAACTACACCACCGAGACTAAAATCATGTCCAAATAACCCACCATAAGATCCATTTTTATTTGCTCCATAGTATATTATTTGTCCTGTAGGAGCGTTTATTTGAATAGGTACATTTGGATCTGATATAGAACCGGATCCTACTGATAATTTTGCTAGTGGATTTGTCGTACCGATGCCAACATTACCGGAATTAGTTAAAACGAGATGATTTTCTCCATTAACATCGGCATGTCTTATTACAAGATTATCATATGTAGAGTCATGAAAGAAGAATCCAGCTTGACTGCCAGAAGCATCTCTAATCTCAATTGCAGGATCCGATGTATTTTCTACAATTATTCTTCCGCCAGCTACGTGTAATTTTGCCGCTGGATTTGTGGTGCCTATGCCGACATTTCCAGCTGAAGTTATACGAGCTGCTTCAGAGTTATTTGAATAAAGAGTGACAAAATGAGTTCCGCCAGTATTTACAGCACCAATTCTAACTTCACCACTCTGCATATTTGCCTGAATGGCAGCTACAGCATATGGACCTCCAGCACCAGTCCAATCAATACTAATTCTATCAGTGGACTGGGAACCAATAGAGAGTTTTGATGTTGGATTTGTGACACCAATTCCAACATTTCCAGCTGAAGTTACTCTAAGTTTTTCACTGCCATTTGTGGTGATTGCAACGTTATCAGTCGCTGGACTGAATAATCCATTATTTGTGTCACCAAGAAATGCCAGTGATGGAACTGTTTGTGTTCCCTGGTCTAATGTATAATTATATGGTGATTTGTAAGTGTATGGAAGACGACCCTGATATGGCATATTACTTTAACCTCAAGTTTGTTCTAATACACTTACCGCCACATCTAAACTCGATGCAGTATTACTGAGTACTTGAATTTTATCTCCAGCTTCCATAATTAATTTACTACCTGCAATATACTCAAATGCAGAACCATTTGGTAGTGGTAGTGAACGAATTAAATATACATCATCTGCAGATACATTTGCTTTATTTAAAATAACATCTGCAGTGATCTGATCTCCAGTTCTATTTGAAAGAACCAACCCAATTACAACTGTTGTAGTTCCAGCAGCAACTGTGTATGCATCAGTTGTTGAAGTTCCTACGCTTGCTTTTGTGATACTCTTGAATGTATTTGCCATGGGATTATCCTAACGCAATGGCTAATACTAGAGCATCGTCGATTGATCTCTGTCTTAAATCAACGACGGTATCTGTACCAATTCCTGTTCCTTGTCTTACATATAGTTTTCCATCTGCAGTATTAATTGCTAGCTCTCGTAGTGAGAGGTTTGCTAATGAAGGAGCCTGTCCAGATACTGCACTGGACTTAAGTTTAATAGTTGTTGCCATTCGGGTCAATTCTCCAATTAGGTATATACCTATTAAAAAGAGGGATATATATCCCTCTTCTATTTATTCTGATTGTAGTTGTAATAGTTCTTCTGGAGGAGTTCCAATAATACTAGTTAATTTTTGCGAAAGTTCATCAATGTTTTCTTCTTGTGTTGGAATTAATGTATCCAACACATCATCAAAATCAGTAATCTCAGAAAAATCTTCAGTGATTACATTTTTAGTTTCGTCAATTTCTGGCTCCTCTACAACCACAGTATCATTTATAATCTCTACATTATTTGCAGGATCATAAATTGACTTTGATTGATTTGTAATATGGTGGTGAACATAAATTCTGTTACCTTCATTACATGGTGTAAATGATACACTGTAATACCCATATTGTGGATCAAATGCTGGAATCGGACTACCAGCTTCTTCAGTTTTTTTAATAATATCTTTTAGTTCATCTGAAACTTCATCCGATTCCATTTGCTTATGATAAGCTATTCTGTTTTGTTCGTCTAAAAATAAATTCAACTCATATTCTTGTTGATCAGTTAAAAAATAAGCCATGAATAAACCTCAAACAATTAAATGTGTAATGATTGACCGACTACAGAAATTGATGATTCGACGTGAGTTTTTGGATTGAATCTTGTAACTTCAATGTTCATGAGTGGGGATACATATGTTGCCAAGTCACCAAATTTAATATCAATAACTCTATTGGCAACATCATAAGACTCTACTGGTCTTATATTTGTATAGGTATTTATGAGAGTAGATTGATTGTAAACTCGTCTATCAATATTAAATCTAATATTGTATCTGTTATATCCAGGTCTTGTATTTCCAATCACATTGTATCCTACAGTTCCAACGTTGGTTGGAGTTACATCTGTAGCAGAGTCACCAGAGAAGATCAGTGATTGTCCTGCAACAACTCCAGCACCAGCAGTGGTTGAGTGCATAACTCTTGGAGAAATGTAAGACCATGCTGTATCAGCTGATAATGTAGTGCCGGTATATGGTTGAGATAATGTAACCTCGTTATCATTTGCACCTTTGGATCTAACAACTCCAACAAAACTAGTTGGTGATGGTGATTGGTCAGAGTAAACAACATCTCCTGGTAGTAGTGTTAGTGCTATATTTGTTCCAGTGATAGTGCTGGAGCCAGAGTTAATGGAGATACTTAAAGTCTGATTTTGACGTGCAAATGTAGTTGATATACATGGTCTATAGTTGATCACTGTATTAACTGCAAATTGTTCAGAAAGTCTTGAAGAAGTTCCACCAGAAACACTACCAGAAGCTGATACAGCTCCATTTTGTAATGAATACTTCAATCTAGTATTACTTGATATAAACTGATACTGTTTTGTATCATATGAATCACCACCAAATGAGCTATAATCACCTGTATTTTGTGAAGCATAAATTGATCCAGTTGGCAATGAAGTATGATTTAGTACAGAGAATATGTATTTTCCAGTACCATCATAATTAGTTAGAGTTGATGGAGCATAATTATTTTCAATTGTGCCACTGGAATCTGACTGAATCATGTATGGTGAATAAGCTGCAGATTCCCACTTGGCATGTACTGGAACTGCAGATAGCCAAACTGATCTATTATATTGTCTGCCCCACTGAATTGCAGAAGCACCATTCAACTGAATACCAATTGTTCTTTGGCCAGATGCAGATAGACCGAAGTTTCCAACCCAACCCTGTCTTCCAGACATTTCTTGTCCAGTAGAATTATCATTACCTTTGATATAATTTGTGTAATTTTCATACCAAATTCTATATTCACCAAAGGTTAATTTTACTCCAGTATCAGAATAAATGAACTTTCTTGTAATTGGACCATCATTTGTGAAGTTTCCTAGTCTATGACTTACGAAAATATCTTGAATAGTATACCAATTTGGTCTGAAGCCTTCTCTATATCCGTTATGTAGAATATGAGTTGCACCAGAACTAATAGTACATCTGGAATATCCAAAATATGCATTATTTGAATCAGTAGATGGAGGATCCACAGTGAAAATTTGAGTGGAATAAGTATAAGTTCTTCCAGTGGTTGTAAATTTCCAGCTAGCATTAGTTGTAGTAGCAGCTTTAGAATTTTCAACTAATGTAATTGTAGTAGCACTAACAGAAGCTACTGTACCTAGCTCTGTTCCATCTGCAGTATACATGATATATCCTGGGAGAATATTTTGTTGTACAAATTTTCTCTCGTCAGTTCCAGAAGCTGGGGCATCTAAAGTAATTTCTTTAGATGTAGTTACAGCAGTAATTCTACAATTTATATCAGTGGTTGCCTGAATTCTGTAAATATCTTCCCATGTATATGATAGTTGATCACCTGCTCTTACTCTTCCGCTTCTATTTGGAACATAAATTGCATCACAGAATACAGAATCACTAACGTTAGCGTCGGCAAGCTTTATGTTATTTGCACGGAAGGCACTACCACCAGTCTTTGGATATGTCCAACCACCATGATTAATATACATCATACCAAAGGTTTTGATTGGGCTTGTTGTGGTTGAGTTATCTGCAAGTAGATTTCCATTTGAATCTCTTTGCCAATTTGCAATTGGGAAAGGATCAGCTAAATACACATTAATTTTGCCATTGGTTCCATCTTTGTCTAAGTCTAAAATTCTAGACTTGAACAAGAATGAATTATTTTCTCCCTTACCAGGATGGCCATATGAATTATTGTAACCATAATCAACTGTAGGTGCAATGTTAAATTTAGTACCTTCAGGGATGGCTTGAAGTAATGGCTTATCAAGAGTTAAAATAATAGAGTTATCATAATAATTGTAATAATAGAATACGATGTTTGATCCAGCAGGAATTGAAACCGTGCTTGAGCTTCCATCACCAGGAGGAGTATCTCCAGGACCTCTACCTCCATCTGGGTCATTTAAATTACCACTTAGATATACAGTTGTGGTGTTATCAGAGTTAACTACTTTATACTCAACTTGTCTTTGCCAGCAGCAGTTATTAGGAGCATAGTATAACCAATCTCTATCTAATCTCTGACCATATACGGTCATTTCTGTAGTTAATGTTGGTGGAGTTTCAACTAAAAGAATTCTATATGTTCCAGTCCCACCGTTTCCAGTTAAGTTTATAGAGTCTTCATATCCAGTTGAAGTTGCTGTAGTGAATGAATCTCCATCCATTCCCACAACATAACCAATTAGATTTGTATATGTTCCAGATGGATGAGATCCAGTGAGAGTAGCATAAATTGGCTGACCCTTATTGATTGCTCCAGCAGTAACTGCACTCACAGTCATAATTCTTTCATATGGATCAGTAGCATTATCAATAGTAGTAAATGTTGCTGTGAATGTAGCATAGCTACAAATTCTCTGCATACTTCTAACAAATTCAGAACCAATTGTTATTGCAGTTTGTCCAGCATTTGCATCCTGAATACTTCTAGCTCCTAGATACCCCCATCTTCTAAATCCAGCTGGATGAATTTCATCTACTGAAGAATCTCTTCCAGAACTTAAGTTGGCAGAAGCTAATGGATTAACATAGTTGTATACTGCAGTATCATGAGTATTGTTAGCATGAATATTATATGTGTGCTTATAGTATACTTGTTTAGCTGAGCCATGTCTAAATGAAATGTTACCGCTAATACGTCTATCACCTTCTCTATTACTAGAGATATTGGTTCCGGCAATATTTTGTTGATCACCAACAACAATTTCAACTCTATTCCAATTTGTTGCAGAATTTGTAGTTGCATCAGCTTTGGAGATATCTCTGTAAGGAATGGTTACAGTTTGTCCGATTGAAAGTTTTTCAAAATCAGCTAGTAATCCCTGAGCATTAGTTGTAGAACTAATAGAAATCTTAGCAAGTTTATTTGTTACAATTCCAGTAGGAGTTACATAAGTTGAACTACCACCATAAGTTACACTTTCAATATTATTTCCAGTACCACCAGCATTGATTCTCTTTAATCCATAGCAAGTAACATCAACTGGATCTGCTAGAGTAATAGAAGTTGGAATTACAGTATCAACAGTAACTGTTGCATCACTTGCATTGTTAGGATCTAGACCTTCCCAGTCACGAATATAATGTGGCCAATACTTCGTCATACTTCTAGTCAAACGAAGTTCATAACCCTTAGGATCTGATGAGTTACCAGATTTCTGGAAGTCACAAGTTTCACGATTTCCAATAGTAATTCTACCAGTGCTAGGCCAATAATCTAAGATATTATCGTAGTCAAATACATCAAATCTAGTATTTGATGGATATGTGATAGTGTACTCATCATCTTCTAGCATAACAACAATATCCGCTCTAACATCAGAAGTGTTAGTTTCATTGATATATCTGTAGACACCAATATATGGACTGTTGTTGGTTGAGTTATTTACTGCAATCTTGTAGTAGATTCCATTGTATAGAATATATCCACCTGGCTTAAAGATAGTCTTTGCCTTTAATATTTCAGATTTTAAGTTTACAGCTGCACTTGGATTTTCAATACTGTTTACAATGAAACAATTCTTAGGAAGAATAACTTTAAATTCACCATTCTCAAACAACTCTAAAGTTTCTTCATTATAATTTTCTCTAACTGTTAATGTAAATGCGTTAGAAATCTTAGTCGCTCCACTATAAATTGCAAACACATCATTCTTAATGTGACCACTTCCAAATGATAAGATATCTAAACTTGTAAGTATTCCACTACTATTTGTAGATAATACTACTTTACCAGATACCGCTGTGTTTCTTGTAATATTTCTTAATTCATAGATGGTAGATCTGGTAGCATTTGGAATTGTGAATGCAGAAGTTATATTTGAAACAGATAGGTTTGCTGGTTCGGAATATCTAGTAATATTATCATCTTGAGAAAGGATGAGTCTAGAGTTAGTTCCTAGAATAGTTTTTTGATAACGAGATGTTGTAGTTGCAACATAATTGTATCTAATGCTGCTCAAGTAATTTACATTTAAATCAATTTTGGTTCCATTAGATTTTGATAGAACTGCAAATGATCCACTGTATGAAATTTTTGCAAACTTATATGCTCCGCTTAGAGACTGAGTTACTGCTCCAGTGCTTGGGTCAATATTAAATGTTTCTCCATAAGTAAATACTCTAATTGCTGTAGCATATGTAGTTTCAATGTTATCAAATTTAACAAACTTAGTTGCATTCTTTCCAACGAAAATGTTTTTGATGATATCTTCACCAAATTCATTTGCAGCATAGAAGAATGATAAGGTTTTTGCTTCCAATTGTGCATATGACACAACTGTAGTTGGCATTGACAACTGGGCAGGATCAGTTATAGTAGTGGAACCATCGTTCCATCTGAACAATACAGCTGAGGTATTTCCAGCAGAAGATGGAATATAATCTGATGTTGGATTTCCGCTAGGTGCATTGTAATAGATTTTGTATGGAGTTTGATATCTTTCATTTAGAGCAACTTTAGTCAGAAGACCACCAGCAGCAATAGGAGATTCACCCGCCCAAGGAGTAACTGCTGAAGAAGATCTATTAAATCTTCTAATAGCCTGTAGTGTGTTGATTGGGAAGGTTCTAGCATCTCCATCTGATAATCTTCCATAAGGATCTTTAGATGGCTCTAGATAGATGTTTGATAATGGGTTATATTCAGATAGAGTTCTAAATTCTTCATCAACTGGAGAAGTAGAAATTGAGTATGCTGGGAGAGTTCCGCCAAGTTGAGTGAGTTCATTCTGATCTTCCATTTGGAACATTTCAATAGAATGTCCTGCAATAAAACTTCCACCTGCTCTGCCGGTAGTGCCACTAAACAAACCTGTCCAATCTAGTGATAGATTTCCTCTGAATCTAGTTCCATTTAGAGTTAGCTTTGCACCTCTACACTTAAGCAATCCTCCTCTATATCCTCCACCAAATGTATTTGCAGCTTCACTTGCAGGAGATTGAGCACCAATAGTAACACCAGTTAGATTTAGTGTGAATCCAGATCCTGGAAGTGCATTTACACTGATTAAACTGCTCTGGTAGTTTCCATTTACAGGGAAGCCAGCAGATGGGAATCTTCTTCTAAGTGCTCTATATGCATATGGCCATGATAAGAATATTTTTTTACCTCTTGCAGTAAGTGCATCATCATCAACTCCAGCACCAGGGCCGCTAGCTTTCTTGCCGACATAATCTAAGTATGGAGATGCACCAGTTCCAGTAGTGTCTGGAGTAGTTGCAATTGCAGATAGTAGATTCTGTTTTGCAACAATTTTGAAATCATCTGCACTTAACTGGTTATCAGATAAGGAAACAGTTCTTCCTGTTGGAGATAGAATAAAACCTCTGCCATCATTTACCTGGATCTTGAAAGATCCATTGATGGTAACTGCCTGAGAACTGCTATTTCTATATGCCCAAATTTGAGTAATTGCACCTGTGCTAGTATTGATGCTTGCGTATAGAGTTAAGTTGGAAACAGTTCCTCCAGTAGAAACTAATGATGCAAATAATCTATCATTATAACTTCTAGTATTTGTTAAACTTCCTGTAGAAGATAGTGCTGCATTTATTACAGTTTGGACAGGGTTACTTCCAGGAGTAAACTCTGCACCAGCAGCAATATTGATATTGTTAAATGTAATTGTTGGTACAACAAAACCTTTACCTATTCCGCCGCCAAACTGAAGTGTGGTATTATCATAATTTGCAAATTCAGTTAGAATAGTTTTGGAAATACCAGCATTTTCAATAAATGAATCAATTGTTGTTGCACCATTTGGATTTGATACATTACCAGGAGGAATAGCACCAAATTCTCTAGGAGAAATATCAATAACTAGATAACGTGTTTCAGTAAAACCATTTCTTCTGAGTGGAAGTGATTTCTTTCTATTTGTTGCAACAGCAACATCTTCAGCTGCACCATACTGAGTAGTAGAACTACCTGGAGTGCTCTTCAATTGAATTAACTGTGTTGGATACGCTGAGAAAGAGCCTGCTCCAAATGGATATGGATTGATTGAATTATCAATTTCATAATTTGGATTTCTGTCAATAACGATTGAGATGTATCCTTCTTCAGAACCTCTAATAATTCCATAAATTTCTGGAATATCATATTTTGCAATTTCATCACCAAATATATCATACTGACTGAATGATACGGATGAATTTGCTGGGAGGCTAGTGGTAATATTATCAGTAAGAGTGATTACATTTCCAACGATGGAGTCTACTCTAGTTCCAACTGGAATTAAGTTTACACCACTTGAATTTAATGATACAATCTTGTCACCACGAGAAATAGTTTCTACATTGTTTAAGGTGATTGTCTTAGTTCCTGCTGCACCACCAGATACTACAGTTTTAATGATTGCTGGCTGATAGCCACCCTCGTGCATAAATCCTTTTGGTAGGAATGTTCTTCTGGTATCTAAACACCAGTTGTATGCAAGAGTGGTAAATTCTGCACCATCTTCATTTAAGAATACTAACTTTCTCTTTCCACTGGTATATCCTGCAAGATCTAAATCTTCTACTGGGTTAGTATATGAACTCAGGTTACCATTATTAGTACTACCAGTTCTATATACAGAGATTAAGACATGCAACTCTTCAGTATTTAAGTTTGCATTCTTTCTTCTAACACTTAGTACCTTAGTTGATTTTGATAGATTTTCTACGGTTGCTTCGTCAGATAATTTAATAACTTTGCCGTTTTCTGCCAACCAATACATGGTTGTTCCAGGAATAATATACTTCCTCATTCTATCAAATTGAGCTGCTGTGAAATCAGCAGATTTTAGTACTACAACTAAATAACGGCTATTTGATATAGATGCTGAATTTAATTCTAGATAATTAGCATTATCTGCAGTAGCATTTACAACATCTCCACTATTGATACTTGGAACTAATAGTGCCTGTACTCCAGATCCTGTTGAAACATCAGCAATAACTTCAATAGCTCCGTCAACACCAGTAGTATTATAGCTATTGATTGATGGAGTAGACTTAATTTTATTCTTGATGTAATATGCTCTTCTTACAGTTCTTCGTGAATTTTGAAGAGTTGCATCAGAACTATAAATTGAATCTGGGATTTCACTCTTTGTAATAGCTTCATTTAGACCTAGGAAATGAGTGTTGTTGACATTAAATGAGCCATTTACACTAAGTCCTCCAGGTACATCGACGTACAATGCGTCATTACCAACACCATACTGTGAGCTAAAACTTGGAGAACGATAGAAGTAAACACTGTCTCCTCTCTTTACAGTATCTTCTAAGTATCCACCCATTCTACCTGCAGAAGTACGAGTGCGTTCCTTTCCAGCAAATACACTACTATCTGCAACACCAGTACCATTAATTTTTACTGAGCATGGGAATTCAGTTCCATCTAGTTTGTAATATCCAGGCTTCATTAGTAATTCTAATTCATCATTAGAATTAAATCCTGAATTTTCTGCCCATTGCTTTGCTTGTGCAAATGAGAAGAGTGGGCTGAATTTCTTAACTGCTCTTCGTTCTTGAATATTTACTCCAAGAGCCTTAGAACTATATGGGTTTGGTAGGTTTTTATCGAAGTAATCTGTATCCAATGATACTGCAATAGGAACAGTTTTTTCTGCAACTTTGTATAAAATTGCATCTTCAATGTTAACCTCTTCAACTACACCCTTAGTTGGATCTAGTGGTGGAATGAATGGTGCTTCAGATGCCCATCTATCAGAAGAGAATACAAGTGTGCTACAGCCAGTGAAGAATACGTTTTTAGGATCAATTCCTGGATATAGGTTAACATAATTTGATTCAAATGTTGCTGTTGTACCTGTAGTATTGGTTCCGTCTGAAATATTTTTGGTTAATTTAAATACTGCAGTATTGGTTCCATTGTGAGAAACTTTATAGTATGCAAAAGTTGCAATTTTATATGTACCACCTTTTGGTGCTTGTCTTAAGGAAACACATCCTCTACTTGGCCACTGCTGATACTCATCTGCAGTCATTGTGATCTGAAGATCTTTATATGTTGCAGAATTCAATACGTTAATATCATTAGTATTGGTGAAGTTAGCTGCAAGTTTTGCAGTTAGATACTTAACATCTCCCTCGGATGCGTCAATACCAAATGTTCCACCTGTAGATAGAATAGAAGGATAATTTTTAACAACAGAAGTGTAAATTCCAGAGCCACAATAGCTCTTTAAGTATGTAATTAGTGGAATACCATTCTGATAATTTGAAATGATTGCACTGTTATCAGTATAATCAATTTCTTCGTATTGTAATGGAATATTGATGATTGGGTTGAAATAAATCTTCTCTCCAGAACCATTGAGATAGAAATCGTTCACATCCAATCCATTCATTCTCATTTGAATATCAATCTTACCAAATGAAGGAATGCCAGAACTTTCAGAGAAATTGAGTTTAATTACAGCTCCAGCTTGCCAAGTTACATCATTGACTTGAGTATTAGTAAATACAATTGAATCTGCTACCTTTTTACCGTTTACAGATTTATATGAGTCAATAGAGTTCTGTAGATATGGTTGGATATATACTCTGTTGTTATCAAGAGTAACAGCTTGTGCAGAGATTAATTGTCTCTTGACTCTCCATGCATCAAGATATTTTGGAGAGACATATAATTTGTCATTGGTATCTGTGGAAATAAATCCAGTCTTTTCTGGTTTTGCAGCTTTTACGAAACCATATGCATTGGTATTACCCTCAGGGAAGAATGTAGAGTTGTTAATCTCAGCTCTATCAATGTATAGTCTTTCACCGACGATCAAGTTATTGATATTTGCTTTATCACTAACTGTGAGTTTAGTAATGTTGAAGAAGTTTGAAAGTGCTTTTAGTGCTGATTGGTTTGTGCTGCTGGTTTCTCCAGATGTTGCAGTAACATTGATAACAGCATTAGAAATTCTGTTTTCAATATTCTCAATGTCTAGGTAATTTGACTCAGATGATCTGCGGAGTTTTGGTACGTTGAGTGTTACTGTTGAAGTTCCACCAGCTTGAATGATTTGATTTCCGATATAGAAATCTCCAGCAGAGTTAGTACCAGAAGATGCAATAAAACCGCCAGCGTTTTCATAACCCTGAGCAATAAATTGCTCATAAATTTTAAGTACTCTTGTTTGAAGATTTGGGAAACCAGTAGAATAGTTACCAGAACCTAGACCGATATATTCCCAGGTATGTGAAGATGCACGGAGAATAGATGGTCTGTATAGAGGTAATATTGGTGCAAAGGTTAATCCTGTGGCATTGCTGGAGCTGCTATTCTGTAGAGTGGTTGAAGTTACAGTATATCCAGGAGCAGTTACAGGAATTCTTCTATCTATTGCATCTAAATTGACACCAAATAAATTATATTCAGATACTTTAGTTGATTCAGTAGTTACTTTTCCAGCTAGTAATTCGTTAGAAGATCCTCTACCGAATCTAAATCCTGTAGAATATACATTATAAGAAGCACTATCTGAAGTGTAACCTAAAGAGGCTAGTGTTCTTCTTGAATCCCAAGGTGAAACTGGAGCAATAAACACTCTTCCTGAGTTGTCTGGACCACCTCCAGTAGTTGCCATTGTATTACTAGATGTAATATATCTTAGATCTAGTGCCTGAACGAGTCTATGTACGGATTCTGCAGTTACAGAATATAGGGATGGAATATCCTTATATGGAGTGGTTGCATCATTTGATCTATAACGTGTATAGTTTGGAACAGAAATATCTTTAATTCTATTTCCAGCTCCAATTAACTCTACCAACACACGAGAATCTGCCTGTGGTGAGTTCCAAATTCGTTTGGTATCGTAATCTGGACCTTCTTCGTTTAGTGATGGATAGAGATAGTTTACATTGGTGAATAGTTTAGTATCTTTATCAAAATTATTTACTTCTTCAATGAAAGTACATGGGAATGTATTTCCAGAAGTAATTCCTGTTGGCCTTCTTTGAATGACTGATGGAACGTTTGTAGTAGAATCTACAAATTTATTTACGTCAGATCTAACTACGGTTAAGTAGTATACACCATCTCTAACATCTTTCTCCCATGCAGTAACTTCTTCGACATCCCAAACCATAAATCTATAGCTTGAGTATGGCACTCCATCACTACCATTGCCAGGTCTGATACCTTTAATGATAAATCTCTTTTCTGGAGCTTTTGGAATTACGTTTGAACTTAAATATTTTGGTATAGTATACTCAACTTTCCATAGGAAATCACCAGGGCTAGATGATCTTGTATCACTATACTTCTTAACAATTAGAGTTGATGGGAAGCCAGTCTTATATCTTAAAAGTTTTTTGGTAACTTCTTGTAGTGTGGTTGTAGCAGAACCATCACTTGCACTGTACTTAGTAACGAAATCGAATGATTTTTCCTCATTGAATGAGAACACAAAATCTTGTAGGAACTTATCTGTTTCTGCATCCGCAAAATCAAGTTTTAAATATACAGTTTTTGAATCTTCATCCCAGAAGTATCCAACTCTTTCACTGTTTTTAGTTTTTGCAGTTCCATCTGGATTTTTTGGATTATCTTCATCTGGAATTACATCAAATAATTTAACTTTTGCTTTAAATGCTGTAGCTCCACCAGCAGAATCTTCTAACTCTAGATTAATATATCTATTTGATTCTGGGGTAATTCCTGAAGTTTGATAGTAGTCTCTAAACAGTGCATACTGATTAGAAGTTCCATAAGTTAGGAATCTTTTTCTTATAGTTTGGCCAGTTGCATGATCAATTGTTTCTACAGTTAGCTCAGGAATAGTATCCTCAGTTAATCCTCCAGAAATTTCAAGATATAATTTGAAATATTTTGAACTCTGATATCCTACGAGAGAACTTTCAATAGCTGAAGTGAACTCGTCACTAATAGCTCCGACAGATCTCCAAGTAGAATTTGCATCAATATTATAAAAACTTACGTCTGCCACCCCTGTTGAAATTCCCTTTGGAGGAATTACTGCAGTAATTCTACCTTGTGATGCAGGAGCAAATGCATTGAATTGTGATCCTTTAGCACGAAGTGAAATCTGACCGAAGTTGGAGTTGGAGTTGGTGATAGACATATCACCACCAGTTTCAGCCAAGAATTGATCTGCATATCCAACTGCGAACACAGATACTACCTGGATGAATCCACCGTTGGATGCTTTGATGTGGAAGTGTCTGCACTCTGGCTTATATTCTGCATCTGGATCTGCAAAAACTGGTGGGTTTGCAGTAGATTCTACATCATCATTGTATAGAGTTGTATTGTTAGGAGAAGGAGTTACATTGGTATCTCCTTGTAGATCCTTAGGTTGAATGAATACGTTTCTGTCTTTTTGTAGAGAAATTCCAGTAAACTGTGCAACAACCATGGACTTAAAGCTGTTCTCAGCAACTTTACTACCATCAGTATGCATACCGCACATACCAAAGGTAGAACGTAGTGAACAGTTAAAGATGTATGGTGAGCAAGAATTAACAGTATCAATAGTGCTATTCTTACTGCCATCACCAACAATAGTAAATTCTTCTGGTCTTACTTGAGATGGATCAGAAACTCTTCCCTGCCACGCATCAATTTTTTTATAATACTGTTCTAGTTCACCATCAGTTGTTCTTTGGTCTGCATATGTAAATGCAACAACTCTATGGTGAGAATATTTTGAGTCTGTGGTTGAACTAAAGGTAGGAATTCCGTTGGAATCAAACGCAGCACCATTGTAAATTGGTTTTATTGCAGTTGCTGCAGCATCTTTAAAGGTCATCTGCCAGAAATAGCATCCACCAGTTACTTTAAAGATGGAAGTCTGATTAAAGATTCCCTGAGTTTTTCTGAGTTTTACATTTGCAGTACCACCACCAACTAGAGTAACGGTAATAGCTTCTCTAGTATAATCATCTGGATTGTTTAGAATACCAGTTGCAATTCCACCAAGTGTAGCAACTGCATTAACTACAGTAGAGCAATCTCCATCAGAAACGTATCCATTTCCTGCAGAAAAAGCAAGTCTATTGATAGTTTTTCCTGATGTAATCTCGGAGTATGTAATACTATTATCATTGTAAGATTTTACAATGAATCTCATGACACTAACTGCATGATTAAATGCAGCTACGGTTGCAGCAATTTCCTGAGATACATCAGTATCATTGCTCTTCATGAATTGGGTTCTATATCCATTACCATCAATATAATATTCAGCATTATTAAATGTATTCTCGTTTCCACCTTGTCTTAGGTCTGTGCAAATTGCATCAATAAAATATCCAATATCACGAATACATAGGGCTTTCTGTGCCTCGGTTAGTCCACTTTGATATGCACTTTGATTAGCTTCTAGATATAATTTTGTTTGCTCTTGAATATATCCACGATTCTTCTCGATCATATTTGCACCATCATACATCACATGTGATAGTGCATATCCATCTCCAGTTAAACTTCCGTCAGTGGAGAATGGAGCTGGAACATATTTTGGTCTGATTACAGTTTTTCTGAGGTCATATCCAACAATAGAAGTACCTCTAGGTACAATAACCCCACCATTTCTTGGGTTAAATCTAAATGACTCATTATCAATAGTTGCTGTAGTACCTACTGTTAATGGGTTTGTAGTTACATCATATCCTGGTCTGTTATCAATCTCATATTGACCAGGAAGCACCATGATAGTGAATGCTTCAAACTTATCATTGTTTAGAGTTACTTGTCCGGTGGTTCCTGCAGTTGCTTGTGCAGTAGAAATAAATGAAACACCTACAGTATTTGAAGATGCACCAATAGACACAAAATCAGTATTTCCTACACTGGTGATTGTATATGCCTTTCCAACTTCTAATGTAGATGCATTTATTACTGCTGGATTTGCTTTATAACTTCTCTTAGCCGCCTCTATTAATGCTCTTTCAATAGTCTTGAATGGTCTGTTTAAATTGCCCCCGTCATTAGCTTCTGCATCGGTGGCATTTAAATCAGCCTGGTTTACATATAAAGTAATATTTTCTGCACCTTCAAAGTTTGGATTGGTTCCACCTAGAACAGTGTTGTTTCCGGTGATAATAGTTCCATCTGCCTTGAAAGTTAATCTAGGCTGTCCTGCAGTAGAAATGGATAACTCATTTGTACCAGATTCGTAAATACCAGTCTGAGGACTATTTTCAAAACTAATTGCTGGAGCCGCAGGTGTATTGTTACTATCGAATACAATCTTTACGCCTTCCGCAATACCACCAGAAGTAATTCTAGTTAGAGCCATATGATTACCTAGAGGGGCTTTTAAACTAGATTTATTTATACAAGTTTACCTATCAAAACAGTTCATGTTATATTCTGTAGGGTTTAACAAATTTATTATGTGCAAAAGTGCTAAATCTGGCTTAGAATCTCCGCATGTAAATACATCTAATGCGGAACTACCTTCTTCAGGCCAAGTATGAATAGATATATGACTCTCGGAGAGTAACGCAACAATGGTTACTCCTTGTGGTGTAAATTTATGAGAGCAAATGTCCAATAATGTTGCTCCAGCAATATCAATTGATTCTCGTATTAGTTCTATCAGAACTTTTTCATTATCGAGAATAGAGTGGTCACAACCGTATAATTCTGCGACACAGTGCTTTCCTAAATTCTTCAAGTTCGTGGTAGTATAAAGGATAACTTATTTATTACCAAAAACCATAGGGGCTAAAAATCCTGGGGAATTTTTTTCCGGGTATTTGGTAAACAAAAGTCAATTTTCGTTTTAGTATGTGTACTTGATCATATCTTCGGTTAGTGATCCATTAATGAATGCACACATGTTAGTAAAGTCTTGAGCGTCTGGTTCGTGTAGCTTTAGGTACTCACCATCATCTCCATGAAGATGAATAGTCCTTGATAGCATGTCTACTTCGACACGATTTAGAGTTGAGTTATCTCGGATGTTCATGGGCAGTCTCCAGTACCAACCTAGTATAGCACGATACCTGGCGGCTGTCAACCCCCATTGGATTATGTATCGAAGATGGCTGGTCCTTCTCTGAATGCTAGAGCAGCACTGATGTCCAATAGAACACCTTCAATGCTCTTTGTACATAGCCCAGTTGTATTGGTGAACATAGCTCCAGTAACACTTTCCAGATTTGTAGATAACTTAGACTTTGTGGTAGCACCAACAGTAGTATCGTTATCAATTCCCAATCTAGTTGTAGTATTGGTTCCCATAATACTAGTGTTATATAATCCACCCTTCCAAACATTTTCTGCAGAAGCTTGGAATTTATTTGATAATCCAGTTCCAATATCTGTATTGGTTCCTGCACGAAGATTAATTCTATTTCCACCAATTAAGCAGAATTTATTCAGTCCAATATATTTGTTTTCATACATTGAAAATAAATTCCATGAGCCAGTACATAAATGATTTTGTTCTGTGCAATATGTACTGAATGTTGGTGAGTGCATATCCAACTGTCCACCTGCACTTAATCCTATTTTGGATGCAGCTATGGCTAATCCATTTGCAGCACTTAATTTTGCATCATTGCTGTAAATGGTTTCATGTTCTCCATTGTAAGTTACTTTACTTTCTCTGTTGGCAAATACATTATATTGTCCATCAACTTCTAGATGATAATTTCCACCAACCTTTAAGTGATAATTTCCTTTGACTTTGATGTGTGCATCTCCCATGATATTAACTTCTTGCTTACCAAAAGTAACTTCAACTTTATTATTACTATTAGTAACACGAATATTTCCATCGTCATCAACTTGGAATCCAGTTCTACTTCCACCTGCTTCAATAACAAGTCTATTATTATATGGAGTGTCATCCATCATTATGAGATGTCCAGCTTCACTTGCTTGAACAAATTGCTTTGAGTATTCTGGATTCCATTTCCCTGCAATATTATTTGTTACTCTAAAGTTAAATGGATTACAATTATTTCCAGTTAATGCACATTCATTCCAATCAATTTGCAATGGTGATTCAGTAGTTCTATTGCATCCAACTCCAAGTAAATTTAAAATGAATGACACAATGTTTCCAATGTTGGATAACATATTTGCATTCACAAATCCTTTACTGTCAAATAGGTCTCCCATCTGACCTATGGTTCCAACTGTTTTAATCAAATCTATAATTCCTTTGATTGCATTTGCAATCTCAGTTCCAACTGCAACAATCTCAAAAATAGAACCAAAGATATTATTGATGCACTCTTCTGCAAATGCTATGTATTTGTTAGCAAGATCAATCAAATCTCTTGCCATTTTTTCGACAAACTCTTCAATAAATCCTTCAATACCTTTCATCAAAGCATCAACCAATGCCTCATCAATAGTACAAGAAATTGTTTTTAATACTTGAACTACAACCTCAGTTAAAGTTTTTACAAAGTATGGAATAGGACTACTTGCAGATAGACCAATATTGTTTAAAATTCTAGTAACCTCTTCCATTAACCAAGACTTAACCTTATTTACAATATACCAGATTAAGTTTCTGATTACTGCAATACATCTATCAACAGCACGTTTTAAATCTACAACTTTATTTGTAAATTTACCATAGATTTCAATTGGAGTATCGGTTTTTTTAATATATCTTATAGATGTGCCTGCAGTATGTGCAGCTGGCTTTGTTCCATCAGCACCTCGTTTTATATTGACTAAAGATTTTTCATTCTTTCCATTGTAAGTAATAGTTTCACTTCCAATCTTGATTCTTCCTATTGGTGGAAATTGTGCTACATTACTTACGGTGATAAAGTTTTCTTCAATAGATAAATCTCTTGTGAGAGTTGGGTTTCCTGCGTTTGGATTATATACAACACCTGTTTTAAAAATATTTCCAAGACCTTCAATACATCTTTTTATATCTTCTACAATCGTATTTACTGGACCATCCTTTCCATCAGCAATTGAAGTTGCACCTAGATTGCCAGAAGGGTTTGATGGAGAAGCTGGTAAAGATGCTGCAGCCACAGAGTCGGATGCAAGACCACCAGCATCATTTGTTCTTTCTGAATCTTGAGGTTGTCCAGTTTTACTTTCTTGTGATGTAACTGAATTTACTATACCTGGATTGTTTGCTGCTGCGAGTGTTCCTGGTTCTGCAAATATTGGTCTGATTTGACTGTAGAATGACCCCATTACTACAGGCTGTTGACAATCAGGATAATCCAAGAAAAATCCCATCACAAAACTACCAGCCTTCAATCCTGAGTTAGCAGCGTTACCAATTCCACTAACCGCAGCATTTGTAGTTGGTTGTAGCACAAGTGCCCATGGAAGATTCTCAGGTTTCTCAAAAGGATCATGAAACCCGAGAATCTTTACACGTACTCGTCCTAATTTTGCATCTCGATCATCTGGATTCTCAACAGTACCCAGCCACCAAGTGAAATCATTATTGCCAAGAAATGCTGAGTTCTGTAATGTAGGATTGATTGACATTTATCACACTTCGTATATACGACATTCGGGTGCATTAGGATTTTCATCACAATATAATTCCAACGGAGTTGGATCACTTGTTTTATCTGGATGATTTTCTTTATATTTTATTAGTGACTGCAACTCACTTTCCAGATATCTACGTCTTTGTGAATTGATGTTGCTATCCATCAATTCATCTTGGTTTTTATTAATGTGTTGGTCTATGTTCTGATCCATTAAAATGTTACTTTGCTAGGGACATTTTGGGTTTTAATTTCATTCCCACCGAATGAATCTCTTGTTAATGTAGCAATAGTTCTAAGTTCAGTTCTATTTAGGATAGTATGCTTAACAGAGTGTACCATATATCTCCCACTAATTCTAGTATCTTCTTGAATTCTACCATCCTTACCTTTTCTAGGAGATGGGATTGAAACATTGATTACATATCCTGGCTGCAATTTTAAGTCTCCAGGTACTGCAATTTCTAATTTATTATATTCTAAAAAGTAATATCTATAAATTGACTTCTCATAATTTTTATTGACTTCATCTACATGATTCAATTTTTCTATTTCCTCATTAGATAAATCTTTCCAACCAAATGTAGATGTTGTAGTTGGCCTGTATATTAATCTGGATGGTTTTTCAAGTAATTTTGTATTTTGGAATGGAGTCATCTTATTTAAATGACTCATATCTTTCCAGTATGTGGATGCATTTGTATTCCAATTTTGAAAATTTCTATTATTAATATCTACGTATAAAGCATTGTGTGAAAATGCACCATTACGAAGATCCTCCAGAATGTCAAATGCTTTTGGTGAAGCATAATTTAATATTCTATAGTTATTCAATTCTGTTTTGGATACATCCGTGTTGCCCTGAATAAATGTATATTTTGTTTGGTTATTTGGATATGCAGGAGCATCAAATAATACATCTAATGATTTAAAGTTATACCCTTCCACAGTCTCATAGAATAAATATCCTACCGATGATTTATTTTTGATAGGAACACTTCTCCTTGACATCCATATGGCAGTATCAAATATTCTCCAATTGGGAACATACATATCGAAGGGATATAATGTACTATCTACGTTTTTAAATTCTTTGTCTGAAATTAATTTAAGTTTTTCCTTTAAAAATATCTCTGCCTTTTTTCCATCAACTCTTTCACGAATTCTAGTATATTCATTGTCTAAAGCTTCTTTGCTGACTGCATGAATTACATAGATCTGATCCTTTTCCTGCATCACTCGACCATCAATCTTGTGAATGTAATAATTGAAAGTATATTTTGCAGATAAAGTTGAGATTGAAAATTCAATTCGTTCTTGTCCAATCAGTGGTATAGTTTCTATTAAATTTTCTCCGATGTCTTTAATTACTATTTGACAATATAGACTTGATGATATAACACTTTGATATAATGTAATCTCTTGCACTAACTCTTTTATGTCAAGTTTTTTATCATTGACATTTAATGGATATAGGAATACAGATTTTAGAGAAAAATCTCCAGTAAATTGTTGATTCATTAGAGTCTTGTTTTGAGATTAAATGCTAGTGAGCTATCTATTGAAGAATAAGATCCTGCAGAATAGTCTGGAAATTCTACTGGAGTTATCAGGTTGGTGTTTGTTATTGTATTGGTTCCACTCATCATAATATATGTATCTGAATATGCAGTAACATCTTTAGCTGCTTGGAGATATTCCATACTATCTTTTTCCATTTGTGCTCCATTAAACTTAATTGGAGCATTTAACATTTGATATAATTTTCCAAGACTTTCTGATACTTTAATAGGATCAAATACTGGTTGTTGATCTGGAGTAGATTCTGATATTGGTGTTTCTTTAGATGGAGAAACATCTGATGGCTGAATTCCTTTTCCACCAAATTCAAAATGTCCTCCATGATCTCTAGGGCCACCATATGGAGCCCAATTCCAACCATACTTAGATCCATTTTTCTTTATCCATTCTTTGGAGGAACCATGAATATCCATTCCAATTCCATACAGATGTGTTGATCTAGTAGCCCCACCTGCACTGGTATTTTTTGCGATACTTCTCTTGCTGCTTGCAACATCAATTGCTTTAACAACACCACCAGAATCTTTCATCATCTTTGCAAATGCTGAGGCTGCTGGCTGAGAAAATACTACTGGCCTACCTTTTTCATCTGATGCACCTTGTATAGTATATCCTGGACCAGTATCTGGAACTCCTTGAGTTGCAACCACTCCACCAGTTTGCATTTTTGCGACACCGGCAGTGTTAAAAGTATGTCTTTTGTAGTTTACTTCGTTCACTTGTTGCGAGGTATCTATTCCTGCGGCAGCATAATTTCTAAATCCAGTTGCATTTAATAATATTTTTACAGTATTTGCATCAATTCCTTCAGATTCTAGTGCAGTTTTCAATTTAGCTTTATCCATCCCCATCTCTAGGGCTTTTTCTGCAAGATCTAAAGATCCTTTGCCCCATTGTTTATTGATAGTTCCACTACTAACTGGAGTATACTGAACACTTTGCTTGGAATATATTATACCCCGAATAGTTTTATCGGTTGCATGATATAAAGTAGTAGATGCACCACCATCTAAAACTCTCTTTCTATTCAGTACAGAATTTACAACTAGTGCCATACCAACAACACCTTCACCAGCAGCTTCTGCAAGTGCAAGTTGTTTTAGTAAAGTTCTATCATCAGCAGAAGATAAATCTACTTCGCCAGTAAGGTCCCCAATATCTCCAGTAGGATCAGGATCTCCTGGTCTTCTTTTATTTTTAGATTTTTTAGTAAAATCTAGATTGATAATATTGTTTAAAATGTCTGCAAGAATTTCACGAATACTATTGCCAGAATTATATCTTGCTTTCTTGGATTCTTCTGATGATTCTTTCTTTGCAATGATATTCAGAGTCTTACTTGTGCCAAGTATCTTTTCAAGTTCTGAATTAGAGGATTGTTTCTTTTGATCAATATTAAACCCACCTATTGTTCCGCCAATATCAGATGTAAATACATAATTACTTGACCCAAATTCTCTTCGATAAGGTGATAATAAACTAGATGCATATGGACGAATTGTTAATCCAATAGGTCCTAGAGAAGATATGACAGCATCAATTCCCCCAATCATTGAAGATGCAACTATTCCCATAGGAGCATTTAATATAGTTCCATCGTAAATTCTAGGCAGAGGAATAACTGCTTCTGGTCCTGCTTCACCAATAAGTGCTCTAGTTGGTTTTGTTACAATACCCCCAGTCGCTAATTTTGGCTCTTCTTTTTTTGAGAATGCATTTTTCAATAAATCATATAATGTTGATGCCGCCCAATCTCCAACTATTCCTCCTAATGCACCACCAATTATTGTGCCTGGACCAGGAAATACAGACCCAACAATTCCACCCAATCCCATTCCTAAAGTAGAACCAACAACTTTAACTAATGCCTTGTCTAATGGATCTCCCAATAAAAGATTAATCCCCAAATTCAATAATGGACCAACTATCGGAATGCCCGCAACTGTTTTTTTGGCTATTGCTTTTAGAGGAGCACCAACCAGTTTTGTTATGCCGCCGATAGCAGGAGCCGCAGCCTTAGCTAAAAATTTAAGACCATCTTTACCAAATACTTTTAAAATTGCTCTCGCAAGACTTTTAGATAATCCCCTTCTAAAAATATCGGTAGTTTTAGTTAATTTTTGTGCTAAATCTGCAGCACCTTTTGTTATTCCAGATTCTTTAAACGAATTAATTATTTGTCCAAATTTATCACCATTTTTGATAATAAATTTTAAATCTTTAATTATTTTTAACGGGTTTAATAAATAACGTATTCCAAAAAATCCTACAATTGCAGAAAACAATCCAAAAATTCTTTCTAATGCAGAACCTCCGAATAATAAACTATGCATTCCATTCAATAAATTATTGACACTTCCAGTAGTAAACCAATCTAAAAATTTAAAAATTCCAGATAATCCTTTTACTATATCTTGAATTTTAGATAGATTTTTTGGATCTCCAAACCACATCAAAGCTTTTAATTTTATGAATGTAAATAATAAATTCACAATTCCAAAAGAAACTAAGTCAGTACCTTTCTGTGCTAATTTTGATGATTTTTTATTGGATGAAATTCCTCGTCTAGTTTCTTGCTTATTTTCTTTGGATAGTATTTTTTTTCTATTTTCAAATTTATCTTTAATTGTTTGAAATTTTTTTTCTAATTTTAATCTATCTTTTTTATATTTCAATAGTGTTATTGAAGCACTACGAATTTTTGTAAGCTCATATAGCCTTTTAGATGCAGAAATAAAACTAGTTGTTTTAATTGGAGATATTACTTGCATGTTATGGTGCTATCGGATAGTTAATTAATGGATTTGGTGGAGTTGTATTTCCAAGTGCCGCAGTCATTGGCTGTGAAGTTGTTTGAGTAATAGTTTTATTTGGTTGTCCCAATGTAATAACATTGCCACCAGTTTTAGATTGGTTTCTAGATTGACTTTGAAGTTGTAAATTTTCTTTTTGAACTCTCTGTAAATTTCCAGATGATTGTGAAACAGTCTGGGTTATTTTTGGTGGTGTTGCTGGCTTTGGTGTTGAGGTTAATTCTTGATTGGCTGAAGGAGCATTTAACATCTTGAATAATTTTCCAAGACTTTCTGCAGCAGATGCTGCCATTTCTGCAGTAATTTCTGGTGAAGTATTTTCTGATGGTGAATGTGCGTCGGTGGCAGTGGATGTAGTTTGTCCACTAACAGAAGGAATAGCTTTTCCTGATGACCATGTAATTGGATCTATTTTTCCTCCCATGGTCCCATTCCAAGAACTACCAATTTCCCAATGTAAATGAGGACCACTACTTCTGCCCCCACCATGTTGATGTCCGCTCAGTGCAACTTGTTCACCTGCAGAAACTCGTTCACCTTGCTTCTTGACATACTGGCTCACATGCCCAAACAACGAATATGCCCCAGAAGTACTTTTAATAACCATAAAATTTCCCCATCCACCAGGATTCTTACCATTTTCTTTTACGGTTCCATCAAAAGGAGCTAGCAATGGAGTACCGACAGGCATAGGGATATCAGTTCCACCATGTTTACCAGACATCCTTCTACCAAGATGAATATTTTTAGAGTCTTCTGGTACTGGAACCCAACCTTCACCTAGTTTTAAAAACTTTTTAGCTGAATTTGTAGGTCCACCAGTTCCAAATCTAGGATATAATCCATAATTAATTTGATCAAGAACCTTTGGTCCCCCCATTCCATTAACTGCATTCTTATTCAATACGTATTCGTTTGGTTCCAATAGTGCAGGAATTTTATCTCCAATTCCTTGGCCAGGAACCGCACCAGAGGTAGAGGATCTGTCAAATATTGGGGACATGGCAGGGGCAGCAGATGGAGCCGCTGGAGAGCCTGCTGGGGCTGCTGGAGCTGGGGTAGCTGGTGGTCCATGTGGAGTGGTAGCTGGGGCAGTTTTCTGTTGCTTGCTAATTAAAGCACCCAATATATTTCCAAGCAATCCTTTAACAGTTGTATCTCTACTAGCATTAAAATCTTCACCTTTCTGTTGATTTATATTGATCTCTTGTTTTCCAAATAATTCTGCAACATCTCCCATTCCAGATGTTACCATCTCACCAACACCACCAACAAAGCCAGTCATTCCAGAAACCAATCCAGGTGGCAATCCAAACCCAGATGCAATATTAGAAATTAAAGGTTTTATAAATTGACCAATTCCAGGAATCTTTCCTACAGTAGATGAAATTAATGCTAATATTCCAGCTCCAATAATTTTAAATGGTAACGTCAATAATGTCATGAATTTAGGAATTACCTTATTGGTAGCTGCCTTGAATCCATCAATTCCAAATGATCCCAATTTGTCCAATGGAAGGATTGCCTCTGGGCCAGCTTCACCGACGATAGCCTCAGTTGGCTTTGTTACAATTCCGCCATTGGCAAGCATTGGAATGCCTTGGTCTTTTGCGATATCTCTACCAATTAAAGCTGCATCAATTCCAAGAGATGCAACAGTCCCCCAACCTGGAAGTAATCCTGCAACCCCAGATAAAACTTCACCGCCTGCACCTAACCAATCTCCTTTAGATATTCTATCTGCAGCAAAAAACGCACTTGAAACTGCACCAATAACAGGAAGTGCTTTTAAAATTGATTTTCCTGTAACTTTAGCTCCTCCTTTTGCAGCCGCTCCCATTCCTTTGGCAGCATCTACTCCCTTGGCAGCAGCAGTAACTCCTTTGGTAGCAGCATTAGCTCCATCATCAGCAATACCAGCTCCTTTTGCCGCATCAGATGCACCACCAGAGATTTGTTTCCCAGCTTGACCAAGTGCTTCATCTGCAGCAGCGGAAACTGCTGTTGGAATTAGATTTGTGAAAAAATTAATAACTCCATTGATTGCATTGGGAATTACTTGTGTAAAAAGATTCCCAATCATTTTTATATCAGAAATAATTTTAGTAGGATTTAATAACCATTTTAAAGTAAAAAATCCTGTTACCGCTTCTAAAAATCCAAATACTTTAGATACTCCATCACCATTAATTAATTTTGAAAATCCACTAAGAAGTCTGTCAACTCCAAATCCAATAATGGCGTTTAAAAATTTAAATATATTTCCGAACAAATTAACAAAGTCTTGGATTTTTTTAGTATTTTCAGGATTGCCAACCCATTGCAAAATTTTATATGCAATAAATGTTTTTATTAATCCTTTAAAAAAATTACCAATACCATCTAATAATTTGGCACCTTGTTTAATTACAGGTTTTTGTATACCGTCATTAGATTTTACTTTATTTTGTGGTTTTTCTTGAAGATTTTCCTCTTCTTTTGCTTGGCGTTTTTCTTCTGATAAAACAAAATCTTTAATTGAATCAGTTAAAAGTTCATAATGTCTTTTTTCAAGAGAGACTAAAGTTTCTAAAGATCTTCTAATATAACTTAATTCTTTTATTTCTTTTGTTTCTATAGCTTTTTTAGAAATTTCACTCTTTAGTGGTGGTGATTTTGTAGCAGAAAATACCGCACCAAACTTAGTTGGATCAACCAATGAAGATAGTTTTGATGTGGGATTTTTCTTTAAACTAAAAAGTGAAACTGCCATTTACTTACAACGATGTTGTTGTTTTATTTTTAAGATTCTCTTCTTCAATGTAATCTACCAACATTTGTACATATATCTCTCTTTCCCAGGGAAGCATATTTTCAATTTCCGAAAGAGCCCATTTATGATGTTGAAGTAATATAAAATTAATTCTGAAGAAATTTTCTAGCGACTCATGTGCTAGGGCTATGCGAAAAAAGACGCAAGACCCTCCAATACAACATCACTTTCAACATTAGTTACTGGGTTAGTAACTTTAACTGTATGAGATAATTTTGGCATAGTCTCAAAGAATTTTTGAATTAACAGAAACTGAGCCGTGTCTAAACTATCTAGAAAATCATTAATTTCCTTTTTGCTGAAACTCTTTGTTTCATATACATCTTCACCTTCTACAACCTGTTCAATACAAGATGCTGCAATTTCAAATACATCTTCAGTTTTTGCATTGGCAGTGAAGTTTGTTTTAACAAACATCTCCATGCTAGGATATTTCATTACAACAGAAATAGTATCATTCAATGAAATAATTCTAGAGTGGTCTTCAGATTTTTGAACTTTAATATCTTCAACATTGAGTTCAAGAGGAACTGTAGTTTCTCCATCATCTGGACATGTAATATTTAAATCAATCTGTTCTCCAACAGACTTTGCACGAATATTGAGAAACAAATACTCAATATCAAATACAGCAAGATCATCAACTTTAATTTTAGATACAATGCAATTCTTTAAAATAGTTTTTACTGCATTGATCATTTGATTTTCATCTTCAGATTCCATAGCCATGAGAAGAACTTTCTCTTCTTTTACTAGGAATGGTCTGTATTTAATTAGTTGATCAGTTGATGGTAAACGCAATTCATACGTCGGAGTTACAATTTTTGGTAAAGGCATAGTGAATACTATAATATAATCTAAAATTATTTAGGTAATGTCAGTCCAAGATTTTGTTATTCTGGTAGAGTTTTCTCCAGTCTGAGATGATGGTACTGCAAGTTCATATTCAAACGTAACCTGAACTTTTACCAATTGAGAGGATCCACTTGATAATGGTATTGCTGATATAGTTGTTGGGAATGCATTTCTCAATCTAACTGAGTATGTTGCAAATGGTTTACCAAATCCAGAAATATACTTAAGTCCAGAGTCTGGAATAATTTCATCAATATTATAGAAGTTAGATTGATAGTCTGTTTGAGCAGTTTTTAGTCTAGTATTTTTTCTACTACTTCTATTCCTCTCAAGTTTAATTATAATTATATCACAACAATAGTCATCTCTATATCTAGTTCTACCCAAATCAACACTTTGATTCATATTAATGTTTGTGTTTATCGTATTTGTACCTGACAATGAAACACCAGTATAAATGTAATTGCCCCAGGCATCAAAAATTCTTCTAATTTCAGAATCTGCATCAGAGATAAATGAAACGGTAATTTCATTGTTTACAATTCCATATGCATATTTCATCGTAGGAGTATTGGTAATTCTATAATCTCCTGTAGAAATAGAATACCCAGGGATGGTACACTCATCTGCATATACTCTCATGAGTCCTTGCATATAGGATTCATCATTATTATTTACATCTCCGGTCATGCCAAGAGTAAATAAATTTTTCAATAATTGACTTTCGTTAACAAGTTCAAATTGAATATCATAAAAATTACTCAGAGAAAAACCATATCTCTGTACATAGCTCCTAAATTGTTTAAAATTTTTAGGAATCGGATTAATACTCATCTACTACTATCTCCCCAGACAAAGGATTTATTAACTCGTTTGTATGATCCTTTCTGCCTACTCACGAAACTCTCCAACGGCAGAAAGATAGACTTCATCCAATCTTCACTATTTATTTTAAAAAGCGGTGTATCAAGACCTTCATAAACATAATTATGAAAGCACTGTTTTGGAATTGTTGGTCGTCCATCTTGAATGCTTTGCAGTACTTTGTATCTAGTTGGAAGATTTAGATAATGTAAATTTGCTCCAAAAAATTTCTTTCCACCTTGCAACATATAAACCAATGGAAATTCATCATAATATGGAAGTTTTTTTGCCCAGGTTGCACTGTATTCAAACAGATAAAGATTTCCTCCAGATGGAATTAATGTCTCATCTAAAGTTACAAGTGTTTTATAGATATCATTTCTTCTTGCAACTTCAGCAACTGTATCTTTATACCAGCTATAGGATAGGGCATAGAATCCACGTCTTTTTTTATTTGCTATCTCATCTACTTGTTGAAATATATTTAACTGAGGTTGATTTTTAGTCCTTGCCGATACTTCTCTTCTCATACCTTTAACTCCGATTCTGTGAGTACTTTAAATTTCCACATTCTATCTTCACAGAATTGTTTAGCTGCCTCCCATTTTGCTTGATTCTTTAAGTATTCAGTCACTTCATAGATGTAGCTTTTAGTTTGTCTCTGAGGTTTCTTGGGAGGAACAGTTTGTTTACTTGGCTTTATCTCAATCAAATACTTAACAACAGTACCATCACTCTCTTGAATTTTGACATAAAAATCCACAAAATATCTATGGATTCGATTGTCTAATGGAGATCTATATGGAACGACTATCTCTTCTGATGCCCATTCCAACACATTTGGTCTAGTGTCACAGTACTTCATGAACTTCAATTCCCATGAAGACCTGTAAATTATATTACTATAATCTCCTTTGTATTTGCGAATATTTTTGGGAACAAATTTTCCCTTTAAAGTATTCATAAATACTTTTATAATAGGCGTATCATAAAATATTTATGGGAGCTGCTAGTAAAAGTTATAACAGTGAATATCAAAAAGGCCAATTTGGCAAGGATTTATATTGGCCCGATAAACAATATATGTTTGATATGTTGAAGATGGACATATTAGAGTATGTACCAATATCAAAGGCAGTGTCTACCAATGCTGCAACAGAATTTACTGCATTGACTGATATTCAAAGTGTGGATACCGTATACAATATAGTAGATGGTGTCCGAAAACCTAGTGGACAAAGAAAACCACTGAATACAATTTTACTTCCAGTTCCAAATGACATCAATTATTCGGATCAATTAGATTGGTCAACTAACAATGCGGGAATTCTTGGAAAAATGCTACCTGCATTGGCTGGTGCAGCTGCAAGTGGTCAAGGAGATGTGGGTGCATTAATTTCAAAAACAGCTCGTGGCGGAATTCCAGAATTTTTACTTAGTACAATTAAAGCTCTTCCTGGCCCCATGCAGCAAATATCATCAGAATCATTGACCCAAGGAATTGGCGGTAAAATTCTAAACCCATATGTTGAACAAATATTCAAAGGAATTGGAATGAGAGAATTTAATTTCTCATGGAAACTTGTTCCTAGAAATTCATCAGAACAATCAAAAATTCACAATATCATTAAAGCTTTACGATATTACTCACTACCAAATTATAGTACAGCTGGGGTAATAGATACAAGTACTGATCCAGCATTCCAAAATTTTGAAGATGCAGTAAATCTAAAAGACAGATGGTTAACAGTTCCAAATGTATTTAAATTGACTTGGATGCAAGCAGACACTGGAGTGGAGATACAATCTCTACCAAAAATAAAGCCTTGTGTATTAAAAAATATTCAAGTTAACTATACGCCAGATAACGTATGGGCAACACATATTAATACTAGTGGAGAGGGATTAAGTGGTCCGTCTCCAATTGCATATAATATAACTATATCATTTGCAGAAACAGAAATTATTACTGGCCATGAAGTTATTTCAGGAACAGATGGGGGATACTAAAAATGTTTTTTAACGCACAACCAAATTTTTACTATCCATACAAAAGTGGTTTAAAATTATCTAAAAATTTATTTCGTAGAGTTAGATTTAGAGATAATCTTAATGCACTTTACGTAGCATCCACAAGATATACTGTTCAGCAAGGAGAAACTCCAGAACAAATTTCAAACAAAGTATATGGTTCACCAGATTGGTATTGGTCAATATTATTGATCAATAATATCATTGATATGAATAACGATTGGCCATTATCAGATTATGAATTAGATACTTCAATTGAAAACAAGTATGGCAATGAGCAAGATAAAATTCGATTTTGGGAAACCAAACAAATTTTTGAAGGAAATAATCTTGTGTTGCAAGGTGGAATAATTATAGAGTATAATCAGAGCACTACAAATCAACAAGTGCCTGGGTATTATCCTCCAACATATACATTCCGTCAACCCAATGGAACTCTGTTAACTGGTTCTCAAGTCATGACTCCGATCACAAACAGAGAATTTGAGTACAGAGAAAACGAAAAGAAAAAAGAAATATTTTTAATTCGACCATCATTCCTGACTACTATGGAAGAAGAGATTAATACCTTATTCGCATATGATACCGATTATAAAATTGATTCTGCTGGAGTTAGATTCTCCGAAACTGAGCTATAAAAAAAGGGGGTCATAGACCCCCAAGTATATCAATCTTCTTCAGCTAGTCGAGCAAAGTAACTTAGAGTATCATCTTCGTCGTCACTGCTGGTAGAACGTGAAGAGAATGAAGGAGTAGCACTAGCAGCAAAGGATTCTACTGTGGTGGATTCTTCGTCTTCATAAGTCTCACGATCAATACGTTGAGTTGGACGTGAGTTTAGAACATCAGTCAGACGTTTTTGAAGTTCTTCATAAGTTTTGAAGTTATCTCCAGAAGTAAATTGAACTAGGCTATGAGTCTTAGAATAGATCTGCTCTAGTCGATCATCATCAAAATTGCCAAGTGTACTAGGGCTAGAGAACTCAGACTTGTCATAGTTCCAGTAACCTTCAACTTTACGAAGCTTGATTTTAAAATCAGCACCACCCCAGAAGTCGAATGGATTCATGGGAGTTTCATCTGCAAATGCAGGTTGCATAGCTTCAGTGATTTTATCAAAGATCTTTTTGCCAAACTTGTAAAGGAATACTTTACCTTCGTTTTCTGGATGAGCAGGATCTGTTACAACGTAAATGTTGGTGTAGTAGGATAGCTTACGTTTTTGCTTGCGGGCAACTTCTTTGTCTTTCTCGCTGCCGCTATTCCAGAGTTGACGATTGAGATCTCCTACAGGATCTTTCTGGTTGAGAGTGGTTAGAGAGTTCTCGATATACCAACCACCAGGACCTTGGAAAGCATGACTCCATACCTTTGCCCAGGGAACATCTTCACCTTCGGGGGCTGGGAGGAATCGGATTACAGCATAACCATTACCTGACTTGTCCATCTCAGGCTTCCAAAACCTTTCATCAGCACCACCTTCAGTGGCTGACATCTTTTCGATTTCTTGAGTTAGCTTTTCAAAAGAATTGTTTGAATTACGCTTTAGTGTTGCAAAAGACATGCGGATTCTCCGTATTAGTTGGATTGTTTGGATTTGGCTTGTGAACCCGAACCCATGAGACTATGGTAGCAGGTTCAGACAGATTTGTCAAGCCCTTCCTTGGCAGCGGCAATGTCATCTTTCATCTGGATGAAGATTTGTGACACATCGACATGGGAAGGGACTCCAAGAAATATAGCAGATGCACGAATCATTTCTACAAATTCTTCGGCTTCTTTGTCACTGGAATACTTTGCTCGGAAGTAAAGTAACTCTTGAAGTTCAACAAGTCTTTCTAGTTTATCTAGACATTCTTTACGTGTCTCCTCAGTTTTACCATCGGGACCATACATCATTTTAGCAAGTGTTTGATACAATGATGTCATCTCTTCTAATTCATCACGAATTAATTCTTGCTCAAAGAAAGACATTAGTTTTTAACCTTTGACAAAAGTATCTGCTTATATTTAGGTTTGTCCACGGAAAGGAATGGTTCGTATTTCACGACCTTCTTTTTTATTCCTGGCCAAACCAAAGGATCAACAATGGTAGTATCAAAATCTTTGATAAAGTTTAACAATTGATTAAGAATAACCAGTGTTTCTATAGATATTGAATTGGATAGATACTTCTTCAATAATGGAGGATGAGTAGATGTAACTTTGAAGATATCTTCAAAGCTATTATCATTGAGTAAAGTATCTACATCATTTGCAAATACAAAACTCATACTCTGAATTTTTTTAATCCATTCAGTATACACAGAAGTATTCTGTAATTTGTAGATATCCCCAATCCAAGTATCTTCATTCTGCACAAAATGGGATACAAAATATTGTATCAATTCTTCTTGATTAAATTTTGTGCCTAGCTTTTTAAAAAAATATTTGTCCCTTCGTTTTTCAAAAGATTGAAGGGTAGTTCTTGTCTTTCCGTTAAAGATAAAATAGTTGTAGCTATCTGATGTAAAGTGTAATTTTATTGCGAGATAAAGTTTATAAACTTCAAATCCATTCATAAAGGAAGTCTTGCACGAGAAGTTCGTTTCATAAAGTTCATACGTTGTGCATCAACTTTAAGTTTTTCCTTCAGTGGTTTTGAGATTAGTTTAGAAACATTTTCTAATTCAATTTCGTTCTCTTCACAGTATACCAATACTGCATCAATGTAGTTGAGACCGCCTTGATTAGACTTAACGATCTCTTCTACTTCCATAGAAAATTTGGCTGCTGTCATAAATTTGTCTTCAAATAATTCATCTAGTTCGTTGTTTGTCATAGGCTTCGATGTATTCCATTAGTACTCTCATGTATTTCATGATGTCGTACTCCTGGAAGACTTGAATTTCTCCATCTTCACAGGCAATTAAAGTAACAAGTTTCTTCACTTTGATACCAGTACGTTCATAATACATCATTGCATATGCACATTCCTGTGCAATGTAATTCTCAATCCATTCTCGTTTCTTTGGTTCAGTGGAAGATTTGAAGTCTATGATTGCCAGCTCATTTTCATATTCGGCAATACAATCAACTCTTCCAGCAAGTTTTAATTTGTCACTGTATAATGCACCTTCTAGAACATGGATGTTGTTAATTTTGTCCAGGAAAGGCTTCAAGTGTTTAAACATGAATAGAGGAAGTACTTTGGTTTTATACTTCTCTTCATTGAATACATTATTTAGGTAATCTTCATTCATGGAATGAAGACTAGTACCTCTAGAAGCTGCCCTAGAAGAAATACGATTTGCTTCTGCTTCACCTACACGCTTTCTCCATTCTAGAATTGATTTCTTTGATTTTGCACCAATAACAGTTGTAACGGAAGGATATTTATTTTTTTCTGGTGTCAGATAAAATCTTCCGTTTTCAGTTGTTACTGCCTCTAGATCAATCAATGGAGCATTATTTAAATGTACGAACACTATTAGAATCCCAAATTAAGTTTGCTAATTAGATAACTCCTGATTAGGCCAGAACGAACAATGTCTTCGATTCCAAATTCTACCATAGAGAACTCTTCCATAGTTTGAAGAATACTCATAAAATTAAGAATACCATTTCTTTCATTGGTCTTCACTAGATCAGTCTGCTGAACATCCCCACAAAAAATAATTTTAGAGTTTTGTCCTACACGAGTAATAATAGAATCCAATTCATGAAAGTTTAGGTTCTGACTTTCATCCACAATGATGATACAATCATCTAGGGTTGTGCCTCTAATGAATGATGTACTCCAGAAACTAACTGTTCCTTGACCTTTTAGATTACCATATAGAGCTTCAAAGGAAGCATCATCTGGCATCTCAAACATGTACTTTACCATATTCTTATATGGAATCTGATAAAGTGAAGACTTATCTTCATGATCTCCAGGGAGGAAACCAATCTCCCTAGTCGAAACTAGAGATCGAACCATATACACTTTTTCATATGGTGTCTTTTCATTCATCACATCTTTAAGTGCAAGATATAAACTGACAAAAGTTTTACCAGTTCCTGCGGCTCCATATAGGAAAAGATTTTTTTGCTTTGAATATTCTTCAAATACTTTTTCCTGGGCTGGAGTTAAAGGAGCAATCTCCTTCATGTGATCTGAATTAATTGGCTTTTTACGTCTCATTTTCTTGTTAGAGATATCTGCAAATGATGGTTCGATTTTCTTTCTGCGGGAACTTGTCATACTTCAAATGTGGAATTAGGATATGATTTTTTGATGCGTCCTAGAACGTCTTTAAATGAGCCAGGGACTTTGGTATTTTTCCAGTCTCCGACTTCACTAACAGAAGACATTCCAGTAGGAACCTGAGTAATGTGTGGATTTTCTTTTAGATAAGGTTCCCTTTCTGCCATATACATCCACTTCTCAAACATTTCACCTGTGTTGTTATCTAGGAATTTATACGTTGGCATGAGTTTTAAACCATTCAGGAATAATAGCTGGAGATTTCCATTTCGCAAAAGAAACTTTTTCTCCAATATAATAGTTACGATATGACTGAATTGAATCAGTTTGCTTGTATTTATCGGGCATTGCCGGAGGGGGTTCAGCCCATCCAAGCTCTGGAAGATTGTTGGGAATATGCTGCAGATATCCTTTTAGAGATTCAGTAGCATGAAACTTGCCATATCTCCTGGTGTATTCGATGCAGCACTGCTCAAAGAGTTCATAGAGCCATTTGTAATGTGATCGAGAACTCCTAGCCCAGACAGCAGAAGGGTGGTTAATATGACAAGCTTTATAGAGATTTGATTCTCTGGGCTCATCAAGTTTGAACCTTTTGACTTTACGATTTTTCTCAGAAAGTTCAACATAACCAATGCCGTCAAGAACTCGATGAGCAGTTGATAGAAGTTGTGCATACTCAACAATCATTTTAACAACATGTTTATCACAATGTTCTTGGGCACACACAACTGGATTATAGTTCAAATAAAAGATGTTCATAATATAAGGGGGATCAGATTACCAGTCTAACGCTTCAGCAAGGTCAGGGAAAGCAGTTTTAAATACTTCTTTACATTCATTGGCAATGTCCATGTGCTCCTTTTGAGTGCCGTGGGCAGAGCGAAGATTGATATAATGAATCCATGACCTGGCCGAACCCTTCATATAGATTCTAGTTGGAGTTGATAGTGGAAGTACAAACCTTGCACATTCTTTAGCAACACCTTGGCTGAGAAGACTATCGTAAAGTTGTTGCCCTCGTTCAAAGTATTCTTGAATTTCTCCTTGCATCTTGAGCTTTACATAATCACCAAAATCATCAATAGAGTTTTGACGATTCTTATCGTCCTGTCTACGAAGATCAGGGATCACAGGACGATCAGAAAGAAGTTTGGTATCGGCATACCTCTGTGAAAATTCTTGGAATGTGAATGAACGGTGACGAAGAATTTGAGCTGCAATACCACGAGTAGTATTGATCTCTAGAGTCATATCAGCTTGTTCAAAAATTGACCAGTGATTCTGACGAATACAATAACGAAGAAGTTTAGATGCAGTATCAAAATTGTCTTGGTTTGCTGGATTACTTACACGGGCAGTATAAGTAATCACTTCTTGGGCAGACTTACCTTCTAGTTTGCCTGCACCTTGACTGAGTGAAATCAAATAAACATTGCTCATAATTACTTTTTCTTTTTAGGTTGCTTTGGTTCAACTCCCCATAGCTTGGGGTTTACTTTTCCGTCTGTCCAACAAATGTTTTTCAGACCTTCTCGATACTGATCCCAGTACATGTCGAAGATGTGAGCCCGCTTGTTACATACCACTATATCATACTTTTCCTGGTTGTCAAGTAGATAGGTGACCAGATATGAATTCAGAGGAAGAGATTTATCTTTTGCTAGTTCTTTACTGCAGTCTTGATGTACAATTTTACACATGTCACGACCTATTCCCCCACTGGATTTCTGGATATGCTTCCTCTACACATGCTTTGGTAATCTTATACTTTTTACCTAGAGTTTTATCCTACCATACAAAGC